TTAATTCTCTTTTAACTTTGCTTTTAGCATTGCATTTTCTGCTTTTAATTGATCATTTATACGTTTTTGTATATTTATCTCCTCTTCTAAAAGTCTAATTTTTCTTTCTGAGATATCAGCGAATTCTTTAAATTTTGCCTCATAGCGATTTCCTAAATCATCCAAAGTATCTTTATAAAGATTTACTAATTTCTCATCATTTTCAAGTTTCTTCGCTTCATTATCAGCATCCATACCTTGTACTTCAGCATTTAATTTTTTTCTCCCAAAAAGCCATCCTGCCAAACCTGAAATTATTAGGCTGAGAAAAGTTTCTATATGTTCCTTGAATAATTCAGTCATTTTTAATTTTTCTCTTTTTTAATTGTAGATATAGATTTCGATAATTCCGATTTCAGTTTCAAAATCGAGCGGAGATTTACTATCCATATCAAAAACATTAACGTAAACAGAATCATCCGTTGCTCTCGCGGCATGACAATCCGGATACACTCCATTTAAAGTTGTGTTGATTTTACTATTAATCCAAACTTTGTCTCCTTGAAATGCACCTTGTAAATTTCCTACAAATTGCCCTACGCCAGCACGACTCCATTGAATATCTCCTAACGTATTTTCAAGCTCTACAAATAATGGTTCAAAAGTTCCTCTTATACCCTTTAATAAAGCCCTATAAATTTTATAGTTTCTACCTGAATCTTGCAGTTTTTCTTCAACCCATCTTTTTTGCACAAAGGAATTATCTACATAATGATCTCCATGATAATATTGCCCTACCATACCTGGTCCTTCAGAAGGAGCCCCGACATCTATACTATCCAACCATTGTGTAAGATTGATATGCTTATTCAATCCTTGAGATAATGAAACCTGCAATGGGCTAACTAAGACTTCAGCTCTTTCACCGACAGGATCGCCAGATAAGATGGTTGTATATCCATCTGCAACTGAAATTTTTGCAACACCACTCTTTATAGCGCCACCCCCTTCAGTAGAAAACTCTATTTCTCCTGTGACTGGTTTTCCTGCTGTTGTTCCGGATAAAGGAATGTAATCCACTTTATTTTCTAATCCGAAAGTTCCGTCTGGTTTTGCAACAACATTTTTTGTAAATGAAGCATCTGCAACTGGAAGTCTTAATACTTGCAAACTTGTGTCAAATCTTAACCATCGATCTGCAAAATTTCCTTCAATAAAATGCGTTTTATAAAAGTTATTATCTTTTGCCAAAAAGTTATTGATAATGAATTTATTGCTCTGTGCACCAATTAATTCAATATTGGATCCTATGATAAGATTATTCTCTCCCCAGATTCCATTTGGATGCCCCGAAGTACCTCCGCCAATTACAATATTTGAAGACCATAATCCGCTTCCTCCGCTTCCCCAATATTGCCCAGCTTGATAGCCTAAAAAGGTATTGTTACTTCCTGCAATGAAACATCCTGTCCATTTCCCCAACATTGAGTTTCCTGTACCTCCTTTAAGATTATAACCAGCAGACACTCCAATTAGGGTATTATCGTTACCAGTAGTTACACCAGTTCCCGACTCATATCCCATTATCGTATTTGCGCCTCCCGTAGTCAGGTCTTTTCCTGCATAATGTCCAATAACACTATTTATTTGACCCGAAGTGACTGAAGGTAAACTACTGTACCCTATGGCAATATTATAAACTCCGGTATGAGCAGCGTTCATGTTTCCAAAAAAGAAAGAATATGTAGTTTTATTTGCTCCTAAAACTCCATTAGCGCCCGGAATTCCTGTACCATTAGTTTCCTCAAGAAAAGCAATTCCTTTGGGTGAATAATTATTTCTATTAACGACCGTCGCAAGAGTTTCATTAGCTAATAATTCTGTTGTAGTAACTCCAGACTCTCTTTTGATATAGAATTTCCCGTCCGATGTAGGTTTATCAACTTTATTATTCAAAGAAGCCTGTAGCCCCTCTACCATTCCGATGGTAACATTGGAAATTCCTGTGGGCAGATAATTATTTTTATCAGTCTTTTCTCCCCCTTTGAACATATAAAGAGAATAATTTTCACCATTTACCGGAATGGCGATAAAATCATTGTCTTCAAAAGTGTAGGCAGAATTATTTGTAGCAAAATCAACAATATTGGTTTCAACAGCTTCAATTAAATTTGTTAGCCCCAATGCCTCAATCCTTTCAGCAAGAATTTCACCTTCATCATTGAGAAAATCCTCAGAAAACATATATTTTGAATCACTCTGACTTTTGGTATAGACATTCCCAATATTGTTCGCATCATCAACAGTGGCAATATTTTCCGGCAATTCTCCAACTCCTAAAGCTGATTTCCAAGCCTGAATATTATCATTATTTAAATTTGATGCATCTTTTTTTGCTAAATAATTAGCATGAGAATCTGGATTTGAAACATGAGTTTCAAAAATATTTTTATCGGCTTTATTTTGTAAAAGGTTATCTAACCCCGCAATTTTATTTGTGGGAATAGATTCATCTTTATGCCAGAATGAAGACCATGAAGCCTGAAACTGTTCCTGTGTGGGAAAATCTCCGGTTTCGAAGTAGCTGTATATGGTATTTAATGGTATTGACATGATATCTAAATACTATTTGTGTTTAATTAAAAGATGTATTTTTCTAAAAGACTAAAACTTGCTGTTGTAGCTGTCGGAGCATTGCTGATTGCCCCAAATAAACTCAAAGGAATTGATGGAGCCGATTTTGTATAAATGCTTGTACTATTATTTATTGTAACTATAATTGTAAATAATCCGTTATTTCTCATAATTGTAGTTTCTCCAACATAATTTGCCCAAACGCTAACTGCACTTGTTCCTAAATCAGGATATAAAGCTATTCCTCCATTTCTATAATTGATATTTCCTCTTGCTTTTACAATTGACAGATCATTTAATGAAATTAAATCTGATGAGTTACATAATCCGACAGAAAATGGATTTCCATTATCAAAGCCTGCACTTATAGTAGTAATATCAATCCCTATTCTTAGATAAAAGTTATCAGTCGCAGAAAATAGCTGTGATGACTTACCCGCTGACACTATACCAAAATCTCCTCCTGCATAAGACTTATTTGATGGTTTACTTTGGTAACTTAACGTAGAATTTGTTCCCGTCATAGTATTAGCCCCGGAAGTATATTCCGCAAATTCCCAAGTTAAGTTAGGAATGAAAGATGTAATTGTATCTACTACCTTTATCATAGTATTTGCACCGGTAAGGTAATAAGCAACTCCATTCCAAAGGCGAATCTTATATTTACCTACAGGAATAGTTGAAAAATTAAACCAGAAAGAAAGATCTATTCCGTTTGTATATAATTGAACTTGCGCCCCTGGTATTTCTGCAACAACAACTGTATTTAATGATGTACTATCTTCCGTACATAATTCTATCTTGAAATTAGTTGGTGACAAATTGAGATTTGATCCTTTCAACGTTATCCAAGAAGGCTTATTAACCCTGTCCACAATTGGCGGAGATATTACAGCGACACTCATAGTTCCTGTACTCCATCCTCCGTTCATTTTCGTTTTCCAATCTGTTTTATTTGCATCGGAAAGTTGCTCAGGTATTAGTAAAAATTCAGAAGCTAAATCTTCTTTCATCAAGATTTTTTTTCTTAATCCTGTACTATCCGTTCCATAAAAGCTCCTATTATAACAAGTAATCTGATTTTTTAGAATTTCCTCATTCTCATCCAAAACGATACCTTTTGAACGCAATCTTCCCGTTAAATGAAGTTGTTCAGCAGGAGCTGCTGTGCCAACACCTAATTTACCAACATTGCTATATACATTAGACTCTTTAAAATCATTTCCATCCCATTGAAGCAGATAATTCGAAGCTGGAGATATTGAAGCATAAATTGGCCCAGGTCCCAAACCACGGATAAAAAAGCTTCCATTTCCGGAAGGTTTATCCATTTTATTATTCAAAGAAGCCTGTAGCCCCTCTACCATTCCGATGGTAACATTGGAAATTCCTGTGGGCAGATAATTATTTTTATCAGTCTTTTCTCCCCCTTTGAATATATAAAGAGAATAATTTTCACCATTTACCGGAATGGCGATAAAATCATTGTCTTCAAATTCGTAAGCATCTGAATGATCCGCAAACTCAGAAATACTTGTCTCGACAGATTCAATAAGTGTTGTAATACCTAATGCTTCTATTTTTTCTGCTAAGATATTTCCGTTACTATCTGTATAATCTCCGTAAGACATAAACATATCATTACTTTGACCTTTGTTATATGCATTTCCAAATTCAGAAATATTTCCAAACTCATCAAACTTATCAACAGTGGCAATATTTTCAGGTAATTCTCCAACTCCTAAAGCAGTTTTCCAAGACTGAACATTATCATTATTTAAATTTGATGCATCTTTTTTCGCTAAATAATTCGTATGAGAATCCGGATTTGAAACATGAGTTTCAAAAATGTTTTTATCAGCTTTATTTTGTAAAAGATTATCTAATCCTGCAACTTTATTTGTGGGAATAGACTCATCTTTGTGCCAGAATGAAGACCATGAAGCCTGAAACTGCTCCTGTGTAGGGAAATCTCCGGTTTCGAAGTAGCTGTATATGGTATTTAATGGTATTGACATGTTATTGGAAATTTGGTTCGATGAAATTAACTATTCGCCCTGGATTAAGAATATCCATTGCAACTCCTTTACCGCCCGAATTAATTTGATAATAATGATCATAATAACCATCACCACCTTTGCCGTTGGGCTTAATTATAGATAGGTCATTACCCACGCCAGTACTACCAGAGTTAGTAGCAGCCCAAAGTTCAAGTCCATAATCAGGAATATTATCTTTACTAATTGTTTTCGTTTTACTACCAACTATGTTACCTAGCTCTTGGAATGTTGTATCATTTGGATCTCTTCCGAAAACAGTTTTACCCCTAAAATCCGTACATTCTTTCCATCCTACTGGAATTTCTGATAGTGGTTTTTTCCAAACCCAAACTATACCGCCATTCATAATTGGTCCCGTTTTAAGTTCTAACATAGCCACTCTTTGCGCCAAAGCATTCACATCTGGTTGAGTTGCTGTGTTGTTTACCTTTATTTGAATTTCTTTTAATGTTTCTAGTTTTACAAAATCTGCCCAGTTGTAATCTATAGATCCTGAACCAAATTTTACTACCCTTTCCTCGATCAGTACTTTATCCTCTTGGCTTTCAAAAGTCTTTTCGATAGGCTTTACATTAATATATACAGTAGAATAAAGCGTGCCTCCTTCAAAATAATAAAGTTGCCCGTCAATAGCTACAATTCCGGGATTAACAAAAGATCCTACGGTTTCGCAACCCTTTAAAATTGTTTTATTTCCGGCAAGATCTCCAAGAACTTCAAAAATCTCGTATGCTTCCTCTACCAAAGCCATAAGATCATTTGTAAGAGGAACTCCACCTGTTTGTAAAAATTTGAAATTATACTTCATATTAATATTCTTTTGTTTGTATTTGATACCTTTTTGAAGGTAGTTTATAAAAATCTATATCCGCCTTTAGCTGATCTATATTTATTAATGAATTATTGGGATTATTAGCATCCACAGGGATTTGTACAATAAAATCATACTCGCTAAAAAGCTCGGCTTCCGTTCTTAGATATAATGGATTTTCATCCCCGAAAAGCCATCTTATTTTTGGTGTATATTGTCCACCTGAGTTTGTAGGATTGGAGGGATCATTTTCTGCTTCCGTATACAAATAAACCCCATCATATAAAACAGCTTTTATAATTTTGATTCGTTTTTCTACCCTATCGTATTTATAGTTTAGAATTTTTTCAAGAGAAAATTTCTGATAATTGTAATTCATTTTCAGCAAATTCACTTTTCTTTCTTCCATAAAGCTTTTGTAAAGATCTTCTATACAAAAAATCAAAACAGAAATTAAATTCATTACTGATCTTGTTCTCCAGAATGTAAATAGCCACCAGTTGGCGAGTTTTTTAAAGTCAATTGAAAATAACTTATCATCCATAATTACTGTGCTTGATAGTTGGTGTATGTAATCCCGCTCCAATCTTCCTCATATTCAGGAGTATTGGGATCGCTCGATTGTCTTAATGTAAAACTTCCAGAACTTGGAATTCTACTAATTTCAATGGGCTGAAATTGACCATATCCTGTAGATCCAGCTTCAATCCATTTAGTAGAAACCTCAATATTTAATAAATCTGTAACTCCTTCTACAGCCAAGATTGCAGCTTCCAGCTTTTGAACACTCAATTCTCCGTTAAAAGGAAGATTTTTTAAAAACCTTTTTATAGCATCCTGTACGGGATATCTCGTGGTTCTTATACTTCTGCCATCTGCGAAAAGAACTCCTGGATTATAACATACTTTAAATTTTAATCTTAAAATATCTGGCCTGTAATTTACAATTGTGATGTTGTCACCTGCAGCCTGAATTTCTTCTATGTATGCTCTAAATGCTTGCCCTACGTCGTCACTCACAGGTACAATTTCATCGTTTTCTTCTGTTGAAATTTTCATAGAGATTTTAGATGTACTGGCAGCTTTTGTAACCGCCACATATTTAATTACTTTGGATTTTTCAATATCTTCCAAAGTAGCGTCTACCATTTCGCCATCTTCATTTTCGTATTGTGGTGAAAACTGATCACTTTCCGGAAGTAAGCTAAAACCATATTGAAATCTAAGAGCCTGATTTCTGTACCATCTTAATGTAGGGACTTTTTGCTCTTGAATCTTTGTTTCAATTTCCTTTAAATGAAGTTTACAAGCTTCCTGAAAATTCCAGATTACGAAAGCCACTGTCTCAAATATTTTTTTCCAGAATGAAGTTTTGGATGATGTATTGAGACTTTGCAGATCCGGATTTTCATTTTTTAAATCAAGGATCTGATTAATTATTTCCTGAAGCGTTTTATTCATCTTAACTTACTTTAAAAGTATTTCCTATTTGCATATATCCAATACCTTTTAATGTTGGCAATTGGTTTTCTTGTTCTAATGTTGCACCCGTTGCGGGTTTTATTTTTTTTGATGCATAATAATTTATGACATCTATATTTTTTTCTAATTCATCTGGTATTGTTAGTGTTAATCCCGATGAAAGAAAGTCTGAGACCGACATTCCATTCGCAATGGCAATAGCAAAACAGTTTTGAACATCGCCCGTGTATTGTATTGAGATATCTAAAATTGATTGCCTATTTAATACTTTAATCTCCATAATCTGCGTCTATGTTTATTTCAAGGTCTTCCCCAATTTTAATCTCATTTACCGTCATTCCGTCGGCATAAAATTCCTGACGGATCTCTCTTGCAAGTTCGTCGGGAGCTTCATGCTCCAGATATCTTCTTACCCCTACACCGTTTTTGGGAAAAAGTTTAATCTCACCTTTATCTGCTAAAAGCAAAGTTCGTTGATGCTCATATGTACTTTCCCCAGATACAAAGTCTCCTTCTGCAATCTGCAGTTCAAAATTTTCGTTTAAAAGAATATCTATAGGCATATTATGTTATTATTCCGGTTCCTGTACCTGCTTGTGCAGTTGCTGTACCTGTTGTATTTACTGTTACTGTTACCTTACCTGCTTTTATAAATTTCTTTATAGCAGAGGCCATTTTCTCGGCAATTCTTTGCCTTGAGATCTGTGCATCATTCTCTTCCTGAGATTCAGCATCCATAATCTGTGTTAGTTCACTGATAAACAATTGTTCTGCTGCGTCTAAACTCATTTTAAAAGCGATTTAAATTCATTTTTAAGATTACTAAAATCTATACTGTTAATGAGGTTGATCGTAGGTCCGTAATTGGTAGTGAATTTCATATTTAAAATTGCTTCAAATAGTTTATCAATCAATTCCGCAAGGTTTTTTCCATTGGCTTCAAGATGAACTTTATCACTCAATTCTAGATTCGTATTTCCTGCTTGCCAGTAAAATTTTTCGACAACATCGCAAGCAATAACCATCCAATCGTCGTCATCTTCTACTCTTACTGCCAAAACATAGCTTCCAATCTTCGGAATTTGAATAAAACTTTCGTTTCCTGTAAGTACAGGTCTTAGTCTTACATCAAAATACTCCTGATCGTCTTCATCAACTAAAACACAAATTGCTTTTCCTTCATCTACAGATTTTACTTTTGCGATATTGCTCACTGCCGGAGCATGGGAACTTGCAATTTGCCTTAATCCTTCTCTTATATACTCTGGTGTTGCCATTATTTTTGCATTAAAAATCCTAATGTTACGGTCTGTCTTCCTCCTGAAGCTCCAAATTCGCCGCTCACACTTTCTATGAAATACTCTCCGGTTTTGTCTGGATACATCCCACCATCAAGCTTTAAAACCATTCCTTTAGTTGCATATGGTTCTAAAAATAAGGTGATGTTGCCTTCGTAGCCTTTGTAATTTTCTTTAGTTTGTAAACGATTGGCTATTTGTTTTAAAAATGGAGCCGGAATTCCCGCTTTTATTTTTAAATCTTTTTCTGTGGAGGATTTTGCCTGATCAGATTTTGTTTTATTAACCTCACCTTTATCATTTTTTTCTTTAATGACAATTTTAACGCTCTTATCAACTTCTTTCTGATTAAACTCGTCATCCTTTACCGTATTCCAGCCAATTTTTACTTTTACACTGTCTTGCGTTTTTCCGAAAAGAGTTCCAACATAAATTTCATTCATATTGAAGTAAACTGCTAGCTTACATTCATCTTTCAGCCATTCTAAAACCTTGATTCCGCTTACATTCTTGAATCTTACATTCTTTAAAGGAATCTCTGGAATTTCTCCTGAAAGCTTGATATCTGTATCTTTCACAAGATCCTCAAGCAATTTTCTTACGGTAACTGAAGTATAGCTTCCTTTGAAAATAATATCGTAAAGTTGATAACCGTAACCTTCACATTCAATCTTTACAGGAACTCCCATATTGACTCTTTTTATGAAGCCTTTGAAACGTAACTTATTATCATTATTATATCCCAAAGAAACACTCACTTTATCCCCTTCTTTAAAAGCATAACCTTTTCTTTCGCTGCTTGTACGTTCTTTATTAAGATCTTGAGTCTGCACTTTATCTGTTTTCAGGTAACTGATTCTAGGCAACTCGATGGTACAAGAATCAATGAAAGATCCAACCTCGCTTTTCCAAGTAACTTTACTGGCTTTTATATTTTCTACAGTTTTTTCTTTATCTTCAATTGAGATATTACTTGTTAGTATTAGCATTATTTGGTACTTCTAAATCTTTAACATCCGCAATAAAATCACTCTCACACGTCAAACTAAATGGTCTTATCCAATGGGCTTTCCCTTGTACTTCCGGGAATTCTAATGAGGTAATTGCCACTCTGTTACTTTCTTCCAAAAACATTTCGGGATATCCTCCGTTAAGAGAAACCGGCTCCCCTGTTTCGAAAATCTTCTTGAGTTTTAAAATATCTCCTTCAGGAACTTTTCTTTCTTTACCAATAAGAAAACCTCTGATCGTAAACTTGTAGTCATCGATATTGAACATTTCTTTTACAGTTCCTTTTCTCTCACTTACTGCCGTTCTTATGATAGTTTTACTAAGATTAACTGCAATTGTACAAGCATCAATTATCAGGGAGTCTTCAACATTTCCATTGATTCTAAACTCCGCAGGAAACCATACATCGTGACCGTAGGCTCCAATTTTATTGAAGGAAATTTGTTTACTACTATCTTTATCTTTCTTATTGCTATAAAGAGTTTTATCTGTAGAATACGTCTTATCAATATAATAAGGTTCTTTTGAAAAATATGTTTTATATAAATTTCCTAAATCAAAACTTGTCTGCATATTACATTACTTTTGCTCCGTTATATAGAACACGCCCTAAGCATTCCATTACTATACTTTCTAACTGATCTGATGTTTCTCCGGAATTCAGCGTATTAAACTGAATGGTATCAAAGAATTTCCCTAAGGTGATGTTGATTGTTTTTTGTCCCCCACCAGAAACTGTACTTCCTGTTTCCTGGGACTTTGCGGCATTACTTCTTCTGGTATCCTCGGATCTGTTGATTGTTGGTTTTCCTCCTCCGGTAAGATCAGCTTTTGGTGGTCCTTTAGATTGCCCCAACGCTTTTACTTGTGCATCTTGAGCTTTTATTCCAGATAAAAGATCCGCATTAGCTTTAACTTCAGTAGTTTTGGTAACCTTAATCTCTTCTCCCGTTATAAGCTCTTTTGCCCATCGATAAGCACTTTCTATACCATTCAAAATAGGCATCAAAATATTATTCCAAACCCATTTTAGTCCATCTGCAACCCAGCCTACAGCCTTTAATACAATTCCTAAAATCCAGTAAACTCCTGCAAAAACATCTTTTATAAATTCACTATTAGCAATCCAGGTTACAAGTCCCGAAACAATACTCCAAACCGCATCAAAGACACCTCCTAAAGTTTCCCAAACTGTTGAAAGAAAACCTTGAGCAATTTCTACATATCCGGACCAAGTACTTGTTCCTTCTCCTAATCCTGAAATAAATTCAACAGCCTGCCCGAGAGCATTTGCAACAATATCGATATAAGGTTGTACAGCTTGTAAAGCCGGTGCAAAACCTTCAGTAAATTTCAATCCAATATCTAAAACTTGCGAAATAATAGGAGTAAAAGCCGAACCGATCTCTGTAAGAGCTCCCATTCCTCTTTCCTTAATATTATCCCATTTTCCTGTTACAGTATTGTTTGCTTTTTCTGTGGCACCTTCGTATAATCCTCCTTTTCCTTTAGCATCTTCAAATGATTTTGACAAAGTAGCATAATCTACACCGCCTTTGAATTGGTCTGCGCCTTTTCCTGTAGAAGCCGACAACATTCCATAGACATCAATTCCGGATGCTTCTAACTGCTTAAGCTGATCACTGGATGCTTTTCCGCTGCTTTTAATGTCCTTCATTTGCTCAGATAACTTTGTAAGTTCAGAAGCCCCTCCTCCGGTAGCAGTAACTGCATTTGCCAAATTCATCACTTCTTCTCTTGCTTTTTGGGCATCTCCACCCACAGAAAGTAAAGCTTTATTGGCTTCTAGTAACTCTGGAAGTTGGAAAGGTGAATTCCCTGCATCGGTTGCGATATTTTTGTAGATCGCATTAGCGTCCTGCCCTTTTCCTATTACATTTGATAAGCTCAAAACATCCTGTTCCTTTTGGATACCTCCGGAAAGAGCGGCCATAGCACCATCTTTTAAAAGTCCTACAGCCATAGTGCCAATTCCTGCAAGGGGAGCGAGCATTCCTGCTAATGAGAAACCACTGCCGCCTTTTCTTGATATGTCTGCCGCGTTTTGAGTTGCGACAGAAGGATGATTGTCTGCTTGCCCTTGAAGTTCTGCCAAACGAGATCTAAATTCTCCTATTTTACTAATATCTGTCTCTCGGTTTAAGCTCCTCTGAGTTTTTTCAATATCACTTTGGATATTCCTGTAGCTTCTCACAGATGTAGGTGGAGGAGCTGGAGCTTCTAAACTTGCTTTTACATGATCTTTAAGCTTATTATAACTCGATTTAATCGAGTCTCTAACTTTTCCATATGTCTCTTTGATTCCGTCAAGTATGTTAAAATTTGATATTTTAGTAAAAGCACTATTTACCCTTTCCTTTATTTTACTAATGCCAGCACCAATATCATTGGTAACAGTTACGATAGCTTTTCCTAAATCTGCTCTTGCAAAAAAAGTTCGTGCGAAACTGCTTAACTCTGACCCTAAAAAGGTATTTATAGTATCAATAAAATTTGATAAACTAGTAAGATTGTCCATAATTTAAAATTTTCTTTCGCCCTGTTTTTTCCAAATTTCCAAGGCTATTCCGGTGCGATAGAAAAATTTTTCATCACCCCAATTCTTTAAAGCATCGGCTCCAAACTGCATACTTCCAAAAACAATCAAGAACTCTATTCCTTCGGTCTGTTTATCGGAGAAAGACCTGCTCCCGCTTTCGCTAAGCGCGAAAAAAGTCGGCCTTCTTGCTTTCTAAGATGTTATTCATCTGTAAGAATACTGCAATAAAGCAATCTTCATCCTCAATTAACTGATAATCTCCTTCGATCCAAAGCTGCTCTACAATCATGGCAACGGCTTTACTCATTCCGTTTGAGCCAATAGCTGTAAGATAATCTCCCAAATCGTCTGCTTTTGGTGGACGGAGTACAGCAAGGAAGTCATCCACCTTCAAATAAATAAGGTCTCTGTTGCCGTACTCTTTCTTCCACTCATCCAATTTTTTTGCAGTATATCTTTCCTCAAATGGAGTAAGATCTTTTACTGTATCTTTTTTGGATTCCTTAGTTTTCTTTTCTTCCTTAGATTTTCTATTATTAAAAACCTGCTGTAACTTTTCGTTTGCCATCTTATTTTTTGTTTTATTGTTTTGTATTATTATTTAAATTCTCTGTTCATTGCGATGTACGGAAGAGAAACTTCTCTGTTTTTAGCTCCCTGTTCCATTTCGAAACCATCTTCTGTAAACTGTACACCAGACATTGTAACCGTTGTTAATACGTCTGCAGGATTTTTTTTGTATGAGATAAGAATTGTAATAAATTCATGAGGAACGTCGGTAATATCCTCAAAGCCAGCCGCTTTTGCCGCTCTGTTCAATGCATCAGCTTCAAAACCTAATACTTTGATACTCCCTTCGTATTTTTTGTTTCCTCTCATGATATCAATAGGCTGATCTCCAGCCCCATAGATATGTTCCGATTCTACAGTTTTCTTTACAGAGAAGCCTCTAAGCCCCTTGACAGTCTTTGATAGTACTTTTACCTCAAAATTAGACCATGCGCATTCTGATGATGTAATATTAATATTAGCCATGTTTTAAATTAAAGTGTTTGTGTTAATCCCATGTTCAATACAATCCAAGTCATATAGCCTAATGGCTGGATCTGAATTTGTTTTTCAAGGGTATTTGTGTTGATTAAATCTTGTTCTACAGGAACTAATACCTGCGCTCCGCTGATCTGTCCTGACATGTTTGCTAAAAGCTGAGTTCTTGTAACCTCTTCTAAGTAAGCTGCATCAGCATCATTTAGTTTTCCATCTGCAGTCATTCTTACAGAAGATTCTAAGAATGGAGTGTCTGTAGCCGTAGAAATTCTTTGTGCTTTGTCGATCAATCTTCCATGAACCAAAGTTCTGAAGTCATCCGTTCCCGCCATTTTATCTACACTGAAATAATAACCTGCCGCACCTTCTCTTGTATGTAAGGTGATAAAACCATCATCTGTAAACTTATCTAATTTTTCAACTAAAATTTCCTCTACTTTATCATCTCCGATATAAGCTTCTGTAATACTTAGCGCTCCGTTTTGTCCGTCTCCGATTTTTACATGAGCAGGATATTTACAAGCTCTTGCTAAAACCAACGCTACAGATGCAGAACCATCATTTCTTGAACCTCCAAGAACTACTCCTGCAAAAGTGTTTTCGGCAGATTTTGGTTCAAAAGAAGGAGCTACAGCAGCATCTTTTATTCTACCTTCGATTAAGAATCTTACCGGTTTGTTGATAGACTGCTGATATTGCCCTAATGCCTTTGAAGCTAATACAGCATCCTGAACATCCTTATCCAAAAATCCTGCAGGAGAAACATAGGTTGCATCTGGCTTTCTGCAAACTCCCACCAAGTTTACTCTACCGTTTGAAACATTAAGAAGTTTTTTTACTCCTTCTTCGTTCGTACTTGTAAGAGCATCCTTCATAGTCATTGTATCTTCTGTTCCTAAGATCCAAAGCTCCTGGCTGCCTCCAAGCTCCTGATAAAATTCGTTAATTGCATAAAACAAAAACGGTTCTGCCGCCTCTGTGTACCCTTTCGCTTTAGCATCTGCTGGTGAATAAACTGTCTGTACCTTACCAATAAGATCTTCTGTATAAGCAGTTCCCACGATTCCTGCAACGCCGTCGATTACCTGAATCTGACGAAGTAAGTTGCCTGAAGCCACGTTCGCTTTTACTTTTGGTGTTCCATTTCCTTGTGACATTTTTTAATTATTTTTTAAAAAGTTGTTGTATTTTTTGATCAGAAGTCTATTTTCTGTTCTTTTTTATTGCATTTAAATTTTATTTAAACAATCCTTTTCCATCTTATAATAAGAACAAGAGTGAACAAGGCGAGTAATGCGAGAAAGATTCTTCCGAGCCATAATTGTGTTTGCTGAAACCATGACAAAGGCTGCGCTTTGTATATCGGCTTTTCAATGTAAATTGGTGTTTGCTCGTGTTCTTTGGTGTACGTTTCCCGCCATGTTTTGAAAGACTCTTGTGCCTTTTTGTAGCATTCTACCGATAGTTTTCCGTCGACAATCGAAACTTTCGGTGCCAATAAACTCATTTCAGATTTATAAGCTTTCGTTCTAAAATTTTCATTCATTTCAGAGTTTAAAACAGGTTTTCCGTTTACACATTCTATAAATGCATTGTAATAGGTACTATCTGCTTCGATCTTGAAAATCGTGTCTTTAACAATTGTAAAAACTTCTTTCGTTTTCTCGATGGTCACCGGTTCCGAAGGCTTCCTATGTATGCAGGAAACCTGAACCAGCGAAACAAAAAATAGCGATATGAAGAAAATAAATTGTTTCATTTTAATATTTTATATAACCTTTAATAGATGTTAAGGCTCTTTTTCTACGGCAAACCTCGATACCTTCTCGGCTTCCGTTATCGTTCGTATTTCCTTCCACTGTGTAGATATATTGAGCATCAAATTTTTCTACAAAACCTGTATGACCAAGACCTTTTCCAAAATCCATGATGAATACAGATCCCACAGAAGGTTTTAAAGATTTCTTTTCCTTAGGAGCATTATTCCAAGCGTATAGAACACCGCCCGTTTTAATGGCTGTATTGGTAATCTTATTTTGTTTTGAAGCTTCATTAAAACACCAATACACAAAAGCCATACACCAGCTTGCCGGAAAGTTGATTCCTACAGATGCCAAATAATTTTTAACAGGAATTCCCCAATTTGAACCGTGAGGTTTCTCCTCCTGTCCTATTTGAGTAATTGCTACTTGTAATGCCGTTGCAGATAGTGAATCCATATTAATATTTAATTGTTGTGTTTGTTTTGTGAGTACAAATTTCCAGAATCCCACAACGGTTTGAAAATAACAGCGCAAGGATTGCACACCTTTTTTAAAATGCCCTCTTTTAAGCTCAATTTTGTATCATGAAATAGTGTATAGTATAAATGGGAAGTAATAGTAAGCCTGTTTTTAATAAGAGCTATTCAGAAACAGAAAGTAATTTGAGAAACTATATTTAATACTTATGGAAGAATATTTTTATGTACAATTATTATTAGACCTTCAGGAAAGAATCGCAGAAGAAGTTCCTGAAATTCAATACATCGATCAGCAATTGGGGCAACTACAAAATCCATCTGGATTGCAAACTTCTGTTATTTATCCGGCCTTATTTATTGATTTTCCGGAAGCAATGTATGATGTTAATTTTCCGGAAGCCAGCTATTCCGAAATGTCAAACAACGGGCAATTGGGAAATATCCCGGTATCTTTTCAGTTGGTGTCCGATGATGAAACTCCAACTTGGCATCAAATACCCGTTGAAGAAAGAAAACAGGGTTTGGAATTTTTAAGAATTGAGCAGAAATTATACAAAGCTCTTCAAGGATGGAGTAAAGAATATTTTTCACCCTTTTCTAGAATTATGGCGAAAAGTACAAGCAGAAATCATATCGGCTTTAAGGTAAGAGAATTTATCTTTACTACCCAGTACGAAGATTTGTCTGCAAGCTCTGAAGAAAATTTAGCTGAAGTAACGGAGTTTAAATTTACAATTAAAGAAAATAGTTTAGAATAAAGTAAGCTGTGTTTCTTCCTTCGGAATCACCATTCCTTTGATGTTCATCCACTGTCTGTAAGATAGGTGAATGTTATATTTTGGGAAGGTATGTCTTACAATTTTGGTGTCCGGAACATCTGCATGCTTGTGTGCATTATAAACACTTATAATGTATCGGGCACGTTTGATATAATTTTTATTGTTGTAAGACATTAAAGCAAAATTACTGGGTCTTTTTGTACAAGTCAAGTCGATTTTCAGGCACAAAAAAAGCTATGGAACATCCATAGCTTTTGTCTTTATAATAAAGGCGGTTTTCGTTGAAACTCTTTGATGGCAATTGTTTTCAGAAGATTCAATACATTTGGTTCTTGCTGATTTTTGAGAGCGTAGGTTTCGTACAACGGATAGTCTCTAGGCTCAGTGCTTACTTCTAACGTGAGAATGATGTATCCCTTTTTCTCCAGTGCTTCTTTTATCTCTTCATTGCTGTACCAATGGTTATTTATTTTAATCATGTTCTAAGCTTATATAATTGTTATTTAAAGCAGCTGTTTATGCAATTCGCTTTTCATTAAAAGAATAGCATTTGTTTCATAGCTTCCGAAATCATCCGGGAAATAAATCTCAAACTCTTTTAGAAAATGCCACAATGCATCTGCTTTGTAATAAGGTAGTTTCAAAATAAATGATCTATCCTTTTGTCTTGTTTTAATGGCCTTTTGCAACAATTGGGTTCTGAGTTCCATGCAAATAGAAACACTGCTTTTCAGTGGCCTTGGCTGAGTATGCAGATTCAGCATATCCAAAATCTGCATACTGTTGTTGAGAACGGTAAGTTTGCCGTTGTCGAGGGGTAAAAGTATTTTCATTGTGACTGTTTTAGTTTAATGCTTTTCTTTTCCCCTCTTTGTACCACCATGCTTTTGTGAATGGTTTTCCGGCACTTTTTGTATTGCTTTTCTCAACAGCTTTCAATTGCTTGTAAACTTCCTTTAATTCCTCGACTGAATGTGCATTTAAATGTTTTTTAAACTTGCCGGATTGTATCATCCATTTATTGAAATCATAGAAATCATTAGCTTTTTTTATTCCTGTTTTTTCTGCTAAAACCAAGATGTTTGAAATTAATTTTTTTCTAAATATTTCAGATTTCAATTGCTCGCATTCACTTTCTAATTCTGAGGGAATTGGGCAGTGTATTTTTAGTAATTTTAAAACTTCCTCTTCGGTTAACTCATCTATAATTGTTGTTCTTTGTCCTGTAAAGCCAAAGATTTCCATGGCAACATCTATATTTTTTCGATGTATAAAAATTGATTTTAATTCTTCATGTGCTTTCATCATTCGTTTTTATTTAATAAGAAAAATTTAGATTAATTCCGATCCATTCATTATTTTCATCCTTCTTGAAAAAGGAAATATAATCTTTGCTTAAAGAAAATTTGTAGCTTTCTTTTAATAAACGAATTCCTTCTCTCCAGTTTTCATCATCAAAACGATCTTCCATACTGTATAATTTTTGAACTAAAAGGATATCCAATGCTCCATTTTTACGTTCCAAAAGAGACATGATGAGATCTTTGGTATCCCGATCACCTTGATATTTTGAGGTTAAAAAATCAATAATATGTTTTTCAGCCTGGTGAGACCGTTCATCAAATGTTCCTTTTCCTTGTCTTTTAAACTGTATTTTATAATTCTCGTCTTCAATTTTAAAGTTTCCTTTTCCATCCTGATGTCTTTTGCTATAATCTTTCAATAAGTCAAAAAGCGAACCTAATTCTGAAAATGCCTTGGCTTTGAAATTTTGAATTTCATCCGATAGTTTATCTGCAGCAGGCACTAAATCATTGATGACCGATTTTTTTAAACTTTCGTACTGATTACGTTTTTCTTCACGTTTTTGGGCTTCCTTCTGCTTTCTTGCGTTGAGTTCGGTTTCTAACTCTTCGATTGATAAGATTTTTAATGTTTCTGTGATCATAATATTTTGTTTTTTGTTTGTTTAGATTTGGTTTAAAATTTTAATATGGAGATTCCCATTGAAGTTGGTTAATGATTCTCATTTTTACCTGGATTTTGTTTTCTACCTCTTCGGGAATTACGTAGCTTGTTTCGTTCCAGATGGAGCTTAGCTCTTTATGGATAAACATTCTATCGAAGTCTGTAAGGTATTTTTCTCCGTAGCTGTCGTATTGTAATGCGATGGTAAGTATGTTTTCTCTTGTATTCATTATTATTGATTTTCTGTGATTGTTCCCCAATAGAGGTTTGCTTTTTCTTCGTTGATATTTAATGTTCCGCCCGGGCATCTTCCTGAAATAATGGCTCGTAAACCTTCCGCCTGGACAATAATTTTTGATAATTTTCGCCAGACCGTCCCTAGGGCACTGTCTGGAAGCCCCTTTTCTTCGTGGCTTACGAAAATGATAAGTTTATTTTTATGCTTCTCTTTAAGCTCGAGTACCATTTTTCTTGTAATTTCGTCACGGTAAACAGTAGTATTGTCGATAAATATGATTTTAGGACACTTTCTGGATTCAAATTTTTGCACCAGCTCCTCCCAAGGCATATAGTCCAGAAGCTTAAAGTTTTTTTCGGTATCAGAAAGTCCGGCGAACACCATTGCTGAAATGATATCTTTTGAGAAACCTTCTTCTGCAGATACATACAATACTTTTCCGAAAGAAGCAAGATACTTTGCAAGCATCATGGCAAAAGTTGTCTTCCCATTTTTTTCAGCACCTCCTAAATACCAAAATCCTGTTGTTTCAGGTTGCCCGAAGGCTTTAAGCCATAAATCTTTAAATTCAAACTGTTTAAAGACAATTGATAGTGCTTGTTTTACTGATATTGATTTCATGATTTATTAATATTAACTAAGGTTTTCAGATATCTCAATGATTTTATTTTTCCGTCTTCATATCCTTTTTTTATCTTATACTGAGAGTCTACTCTTACCATACAGCTTCTAATAACTTCATTGATAGAAGATTTATCTTCAAGGTTAACATACGCTACATCGCCAATTAATTTGGTATAAAACTTTTTACGGTCTTCCGTACCTTTTGGTACCAATGTGACAAAATCATCTGAAAAGCGGCTGAATATTTCTGCAAAGCCTACTTTATGATTATTGATCCCCTTCGTAATTTTTGCCCTTAAACCGTCTGCTCCAATCATAAACCAAGCACAACTGTCGACTGTATCATTCATTATTCCCTTCAGTTCCAGATAGGCACTATACTCTAAATCTCCTGCCTCATCGATGCATATAAAAGGATTTTCAAGGATATTTAAAGCGTATTTAACATTTTCAAGAACCTCATGATATTTTCCTTTTGTATCACAACCTAAAACCAATGCAATTTGTTTGATGAATCTTACCTTCGTGTGCGTTTGTGAAGCATCCACATAAAAAGCATTTTTCATTTGTGAAATAATGGCTTTTGCACATTCGGTTTTTCCTATTCCACAGTCATCCACAAGAATCATGGAACTTTTGGTTTTCTGACAAAACATAAAGCTTTCATACATTTGATCATACACTTCAGTTCTCGCAAATTTCCAATCGTTTTTATTGATATTTACCTGAAATTTTTTTCCTATTCCAAGCCATTCGCCAGCGGATAATACTTTTTCTGTTTCGCCTTTTTTTATTCTGCTGTATATTGAGCTGCTTATATTTAATTTTTTTGCAAAAGCAGCATCAGAACCTCCGAAATTTTTCCGGCCATTGAGCATCGCTTCGCGGATTTGTTGTTTTAATTCTTTATTGATTTCCATATTTTTTTTATTTGGTTATTTAAAATTCGATTTCCAGCTTCTTGCTGTTCCTTCTATTTTTTCGTAATTGTATTCCGGATTTTCTTCGAAAAAAATCTCCTGAGGAATAGATTCTGTTTGGTTGTACCGTTTTCTACCAGAAATCTGAAATTTATTGTTAAGTGTTTTTTTACGATGATCGATAATCGTGATCTGTTCTATTTCTCTTTTTTGTTGTGCCATAAAAGAATTCACCGTGTTTTCATAGGCCGACATTAGCTTTCTATTAATCTCACCTTGTTCGCTTCTCTCATGTCTTGATTTCGAATATTCTGGATGAGGAACCAAATCGCAAAGCATCATATCATCATAATAAATCATTGCCTTTAATGTTTCTCCATTATTTCCGTCTAGCCAGAAAATTCTAAACTCTTTTCCTTCTACATATCTCATTAGCCTTATTAATTCTTCACCCAAAACAAGCTCTCCATCTAATCCCAGTACATAAGTTGTATTTCTAAAATTGATGATTCCCGCTTTACAGCTTGATATTGTTTCTTTTCCCAGATATGGTAAAAATGCACTCCAATTGGTCGGCTGAGTATTTTTGTTTTGCATTTCGCAAAAAACTTCCCAACGAGTTTTATCTGTATAGACCGAATGAGGCGAATTGTTCCATGTTTCAATATCATTCAAAGAATTATCTACAATGTCATCATAAGGAATAAAAACCTCATCTTCAGCACTTTTTTGGTTTTCCTCTTTTCTTGCGTGTGGTCTTGCCATCCATCCAAGCCTGCTTTTTTCATGTCTATACCTAAGTTCTTCAAACTTTCTTTCGATTGCTTTTGATCTTGCTCGGTTGGCATAAATATTCACATTGTCGAACATAGCTCCGTTTCGTAAAAAAGTATCTTTAAAACTACTGTTTAATGAGCTCTCACATTCTAAACCTAAAGGAAGATTAAATCCCCATTCCGAATAATTCCTTATCATTTGGCGATAAAACTCTTTGATGATTCCTTCCTTTGTTTTTCCGTGAACCCAGCAGGTCCAAGCTTCCGAACCAAGATCAATCCCCATATAAAACCAAACCCTATTCCTATTTTTATCGTACATAAAGGGAGGTTGTCTGTCATCAATAGAAATAAGCGTTCCTGCTTCCTTAATTTTTGTCAGTTTATGCCAAGGAATAAATTCTTGCATTAACTTCTGTCTGTCTCCGGATCTTTTTGCATAAGTCCCAATTCTATTTTCCCATTTTCCGAGCCAAGCAATAATGGAACTTTCTGATATCTCCTTGAATTTTACCTGATCTTTATAATTGTATACTTCTCCTGTATCGTGTGAAATGATTTCCAATTCTCCATTTAAAAAAGCTTTGTACTGATTGGCAACCTGGGTTTTGGATGGTTTGTATTCTTGGCCAGCAAAAATATCATTCAGTAACGAAACCATTTCATCTGTCATTAATTTTCTGTTTTGATTTTTTAACTTCCCAGAGATAAGACTATTATAATTATATCCGTGTTCAAACGTATTAAAATAAGGTTTCCAGATCCTGTCAAATGCCCTGTAAGAAGAAGGTATCGTATGACTTACATTAAAAAGCTTTGGTAAATATTCATTAAAAGTTACAATATCAGTACAGATTGATGGCAGTAAGCCTCTTCCTGATGATTTCTTTAACTTTTTCCATTCTTCAAGACGTGCGATTCTTAATCTTTCTGCAGCTAAAAGCACACTTGCATTTACTATATATTCTTGTTTAAAATTCTCCTTTAAAGGTGTTCCATCTTCAAATCTAAAATCTGTAAAATATCTTACTGCTGAAGGATCAAACTGAAAAAAGGAAATCATAGGATGCTGCATTTTTCTGGGATCTCCAATACTGTCTTGCATTTCTTTTGGTAGCGAATCGAAATCTATCAACATTTGACGCCCATTACCACCTTTTCTAACCTGCTTTATACCAAATGGAACATTTCTATATCTTTGAATTTTCTTTTGTAAAGAATCTAAAGTGTTAAAATAGGCAGGTATAAGCTCGTCTTTGGTTACTACCAATATATTTCCCCACTGAAATGGCATAATCTTCTTCGCTATTTTTTATTTTATGATTTGGCTGATGATCTTAAGAGTCTCTATAACTGATCCGAAAAAAAACGCCTAAAATGATTTGGTAATTAGCTATTTCTTTTTTGCCTGTTTTAGGATCGATTACTTTTATTTCTTTGTGACAAAATAGTATCTGTAAAATTTTCTTCATGGTATTTTATTATTTAAGTGTTTTACCTCATTATTGATGGCTTCTTCGGCTTTTCTCAAAAAGAATTTATATTCTTTACACAATACATCAGATTTTTCACCTACTCTATCTCCCCGTAAAGATTTTCGAATGTAATCTAAAGAACAACTGTGCCTTTCCTTTAGAATATTTAGAATCTCCGCATTGTAGTACGTTCTTTTTTTAGTAGTTTTGTTCATTATGGTGTTTGTATTTTGTACAGGACAAATATCGTAAAGTTTTACGAATAACCAAATGAAAATTCGAAAAATTTATCGAATTAAATATTAATTTATTGATTATGAATGGAATAAATTTTCGTATCAAACAACTAGTAGACCATTTTGCAAACGGTAACAACTCTGTATTTGCTAATATAATAGGGGTAAATGAAGCTAATATAAGAAGCTATATCAATGGAACTGAGCCAAAATTCAATGTGATCGAAAAAATATGCAAAACCCTCGAAATAAATTTCGAATGGCTGATTTTAGAGAGGGGCAAAATGCTTGCTGAAAATAAAAGTGAGCAAATCGCGTTACAATCAGACTTTTATCATCGAGTTCCGCAGGTAATTACCGTTGATGCACACAATAAAGATAATATTGCATTAGTTCCAAACAAACTAAAGGCAGGATATTTACAAGGTTATAACGATCCAAATTTCATTAAAACACTTCCCACATTCAGATTACCCAACCTAAATAATGGTGTATTTAGAATGTTTGAAATAGAAGGAAACTCTATGTTTCCTACTCTTCCTGACAGAACTTATGTTATCGGGCAGTTCGTAGACGATTGGATACATGATATCAAAGACAACATGCTATATGCAATAATTTCTAATGAAATTGAAGACGGACTCATAAAAAGATGCCTGAACAGGATAAAAAAATACGATAATTTAATATGCAAATCAGACAATAGAAGAAATTTCCCAACCCAAAACATCCATCCAAATACTATAAAAGAAGTTTGGGAAATAAAATTACACCTTAACTTTAATCTACCAGACCCTGCAGATTTTTATGAAAGATTAAATGATCTGGAAGCAGAAATACAAAACTTAAAAGTAAGAAAAAACATAAACAATTGATTATCAGACAAAATAAATAAAAAGTAAATACCCCTATATATATCTGAATAATAGAAAAATGACCAGTTTTCACCAAATGCGTAATCATTTTAGCAACGAAAATGCTTAATATTACACAACATTTTCCATCCAAGTGTCCATCCAAGTGTCTATCCAAAATAAATTTTAGTATTTTTCATGAGAACCTTAAAAAATAAAATTATTGTAAACACAAATATATCAACACTTAGGAGATAACAACCCGAACTAAATAATTAAGATAGAAGAAAATTAAATAACAATTATGACATTTGGAAAAAGTCAAATATTATATAAAAACATCTCTATATGATTAAATAACAACAAATTACCAACTCATATAGCTATTCTTTTTATAGACATTTTATTTTAATAATTGTAAGGATAAAATTATTTTAGTTAAGCAAGAATATTTTTCCCTCATTTTATAGCTGGTATAGAATTAAAAATCTTAAGAGTCGGTTAAAATTTTATTCAAGCATTTTATTATTTATTCTCAGATGATTTAAGATATATCGAAATTCAATATATCTATGAAAACTACCTTTTTTAATAAAAACATCAAAAATATAATCATTAAATAGGCACTCGTATATTATGCAAAATAAATTAAGAAGTTTGAACAGTCTCTAATAATTTTTGAAAAATTATCATGTAACTTTTAATACCAATTCTTCTCAATTTAAGTTCAAATATGGTCAAATTTCAATTTAAAGAATTCATAAAACAAATCTCCAATAAAGAAAAAGCCGCTACAAACAAAAGTTTATAGCGGCCTTTATATATAATGATTAATTTATAATCAAAAATAATTATTTCACTTCTTCGAAGTCTGCATCCTGTACATCTTCTGCACCTCCCGCATTTCCAGCGCTTGCATCAGCTCCAGGTTGTTGACCAGCTGCATACAATTCTTCTGAAGCTGCCATCCAAGCCGCATCTAAAGCTTCTGTTTTAGCTTTTACGTCGTCTACATTTTTAGCTTCGAAAGCAGTTTTCAATTCTGCGTGAGCTGCTTCGATTGCTGCTTTTTTGTCAGCAGAAAGTTTTTCACCGAATTCTTTCAATTGCTTTTCAGTCTGGAAGATCAATCCGTCTGCTTTGTTGAAGATTTCAACTTCTTCTTTTCTCTTAGCATCCGCCGCAGAGTTTTCCTGAGCTTCTTTTTTCATTCTTTCGATTTCTTCATCAGAAAGACCTGAAGAAGCCTGGATTTTGATAGACTGCTCTTTACCTGTTCCCTTATCTTTAGCAGAAACACTTAGAATACCGTTTGCATCGATATCGAAAGTAACTTCGATTTGAGGAACTCCTCTTGGTGCTGGTGGAATATCTGTAAGGTCAAATCTACCGATTTCTTTATTATCGTTGAACATTGATCTTTCTCCTTGTCCTACTCTGATGCTTACAGCTGGCTGGTTGTCAGAAGCTGTAGAGAATACTTCAGATTTTTTAGTTGGGATCGTAGTGTTTGCTTCAATCAATTTAGTGAAAACAGAACCCATAGTTTCGATACCTAAAGAAAGTGGCGTAACATCCAATAAAAGAACGTCTTTTACATCACCTGTCAATACACCTCCCTGGATTGCTGCACCAATGGCTACAACCTCATCCGGGTTAACTCCTTTAGATGGTTTTTTACCGAAGAATTTTTCAACTTCTTCCTGGATAATTGGGATTCTTGTAGAACCACCCACCAAGATTACTTCGTCGATATCTGAAGTTGATAAACCTGCATCTTTTAATGCTTTAGCAACCGGCTCCATAGATCTTCTTACTAAGTCTGCAGATAATTGCTCGAATTTAGCTTTAGTTAAAGTCTTAACTAAGTGTTTTGGACCTGTAGCTGTAGCTGTAATATATGGAAGGTTGATTTCAGTTTGAGGAGAAGAAGATAACTCGATTTTTGCTTTTTCAGCAGCTTCTTTCAATCTTTGTAATGCAATGGCATCAGATTTTAAGTCAACACCTTCTTCAGCTTTGAATTCATCTGCCATCCAGTTGATGATCACATCATCAAAATCGTCACCTCCTAAGTGTGTATCACCGTTTGTAGACAATACTTCGAATACGCCGTCCCCTAAATCAAGGATAGAGATATCGAAAGTACCACCACCAAGGTCATATACAGCGATTTTTTGATCTTTATGGTTTTTATCTAAACCGTAAGCTAACGCTGCAGCAGTAGGTTCGTTGATAATTCTTTCTACTTTAAGACCAGCGATTTCACCAGCTTCTTTGGTAGCCTGTCTTTGAGCATCATTAAAGTATGCAGGAACAGTGATTACCGCTCTTGTTACTTCCTGACCAAGATAATCTTCAGCAGTTTTCTTCATTTTCTGAAGCGTCATTGCAGAAATTTCCTGTGGCGTATATTCTCTGTCGTCGATTTTTACTTTTACAGTATCATTTGGACCAGATACTACTTTATAAGGTACTCTTGAGATTTCAGAAGCATCATCTTTAAAGTGAGTTCCGATAAATCTTTTGATAGAATAAACAGTTTTTGTAGGGTTTGTTACCGCCTGTCTTTTTGCAGGATCACCTACTTTTCTTTCACCATCTTCAGTAAATGCTACGATAGACGGAGTCGTTCTTTTACCTTCTGCGTTAGGGATAACAACAGGGTCTTTCCCCTCCATTACAGCAACACACGAGTTGGTTGTACCTAAGTCAATTCCAATTATTTTACTCAT